TGATAGTAGAGTAGATTATTACCTTGGTTTTACTGATGGCTCTAGTTATAGCGGAGCAGATTATTCAGTAAACTTTGGTCAACTACCTTTTGCTAATGACCCACCCACAGGTTTTGAAAAATTAAATTCAGCAAACTTACCCGACACAACAATAAAGAAACCTAATAAACATTTTGGAACTTTACTATATAGCTCTGGCTCAAGTAATGGTACTTTTACTTTTACAGATAGCGATGCAGTAGATTTCTTTCCTGATTGGACTTGGATAAAATGTAGAACTGCTGCGGAAAATCATTATGTAATTGATTCTGTAAGAGGTAATCAAAACGTTACAAACACATTTTTAAAACCTGATGGAAATGATAATGAAACAGGGTCGGGTGTTAATGGAACAACTGTAAGTTCTATACAAAATGGAATAAAGATTGTAGAAACTTCCGTAAATGGCTCTCAAGGTGGAGGAGAAATATATTTTGAAAATAGAGATTATGTTACATGGAACTGGAACGCTGGTGATACAGATGGCAAAACTTATACAGTTACAGTTGTTGATGATTCTGGTAATAAATATAGATTTGATGGTTACGGAACGTCTGCTGTAACTCTTGATCTTGCAGAAGGTGGTACTTATATCTTTAATTATCCAGCAGCCCACCCATTTAGATTTTCTACAACCGCAGATGGTACGCATGGAGGTGGGTCTGAATATACAACAGGAGTGACTGTTCTTAGCTCGACATCAATACAAATAGTTGTAGCTGCTTCCGCACCAAACTTGAATTATTATTGCTCTAGCCATAGTGGAATGGGGGGTGCGATTAATACAAATTCAACTCTTGGGTCAAGTAATTTTGATGGATCTATTCAATCAAGAGCAAAAGTAAATGCAGCAGCAGGGTTTTCTATTCTTACTTATACAGGAACAGGAAGTAATGCAACTATTGGTCATGGATTAGGAGTAACACCTAATGCAATTATTGTTAAACGTAGAAATGGAACTCAAAACTGGGGTGTTTACCACTCGGATATAGCTCCTAATAATATTTTACAATTAGATGTTGCTAATGCAAATTATGGAAGTAGTGGTGTTTTTGGTAATGCACTAGCGACTTCAAGTGTTTTTTCTGTTAATGCTGGTTCTGGAATGTCTAATGGAAACGGAGATACCTATGTAGCTTACTGTTTTAGCAATGTAGAAGGTTATTTTAAAGCTGGAAGGTATTACGGAAATCAATCTTCTTTTGGCAGATTTGTTTACACTGGTTTTGAACCCGCACTCGTAATTACTAAAGGAGAATGGGGTGGTAACTGGAATATGTATGATAATAAACGTAATACATATAATGTTCGCAACAAAACTTTATATCCAAATTTAAACAATTCAGAATCTACTGAAAGTTCATCAGGAAATCAAATGGATTTTCTTTCAAATGGTTTCAAACTAAGAGGAAGTAATAATGATACAAACCATTCTGCTTACTTTATATATTTAGCATTTGCAAAATCTCCTTTCAAAAATGGAAGAGCGGTGTAATATATAAATATGGCTTTCTTACTAAACGGCAAACCTTTAGCAGTTGATGTTCCCTTTACTTATGGAGATGTACATTACCCTGCCAACTGGTTAAGACTATCAACATCACAAGAGAAAAAAGATTTAGGGATTACAGAAGTTGCTGATGCTGCAACGTATGATTCACGTTTTTATTTAGGCAATGGAACTGCAAAACCACTTGATGATGAAGATGCAAAAGATACAGATGGAAATTTATTAAAGAATCCTGATGGCAGTCAGATGGTAATAAAAGGTGTTAAATCAATTTTGAAAGAACAAGAAAAAGCTACTGCTGGTTCTTTATTAGCTAGATATGATTGGTACGTTGTAAGAAAAGCAGAAACATCAAAAGCTATCCCAACTACAATAAAAACTTACAGAACAAGTGTTAGAACTGCTTGTTTAACTAGAGAAACAGAAATTGATAACTGTGCAGATACAGCAGCTTTAGTTACTTTATATGGCAACAAAGAAGATGGAACCCCTAATATGACACAATATCCAGACGATCCTAACGATTAGATTCCTGCATTTGTCTTGTCATTAAGCCCATCGTGACGTAGAGAGGAGATAGACCTATAATTAGCAGTAATGTAGCGAATGTCATAACTGACATAGCTCTAATAATTGCAAATTTTATCATGTTTCAAAAAATTGCTAACATTTTGAGTATTGTCTCATTTCTTATGGTAGCTTCCATGAGTGGTGGAGCATATCTGGGCTACAAATATGTAACATCTGAAAATTTCAAATCTCAAGTTATGAATGAAATTCTTGGGAACGTACAGGGTGCTATGCCTAAAGTTTTAGATAACGTAATACCTAATGCTACAGGCCCGTCAATACCAATACCTAAAAAATGAACTGCTGGCACTGTAAAACTGAACTAATCTGGGGTGGAGATCATAGTTTAGATGAGGAAGATTATCCATTAAAATCTGGGGAGTACAGTATGATAACTAATTTATCTTGTCCAAAATGCCATTCTTTTGTAGAAGTTTACTTACCCAGAGATGCCTTCGATTGATATACCTCGTTTTCAGATAAACGAGATTCAAATACACGAAATACCAATATGGAAGTTTAATAATCCAATAGTAAATTACACAAATAAACCTGTAGTAGATATTCCAGGTTGTGTAAGAGTTCATCGAAATAATTTAACTAGCCTTATTGATAACCCTAAAGATGAATATGGAACATATACAGAATGTGGTAACTTCAGTGTTCCTAGTTTTGAACCTCTGGAGTATAACCCCAACGAATTTAAGTACACACAAGCCGAAACCGCCAATCAAACAGAAGAGTTTGTACCGCCAACAGTAGAACCACCGAAATACGAACCAAAAAAGAAAGAAGATAAAACACTTTTTGTCGAGTGCCCTGGACCGAATGACCAAAGAGTAGGCCAATATGCTTCAGAGTTTAAATTAGAGCGTGTTATAGGACACGAAAGAAGCGAAGATGGTAGTAAATGTATAACTCTGTATGAGGACGTTAAATTCATCGAGCAATACATACCGAATCCTTCACAGCTTGTTAGCACTGCTCTCATTGCTAGCGTTGCTGCCACTACTCCATTACTGCTTAATATTGTCAAACCTCTAGTAAAAAATTTATTTAAAAAGCTGACAAAGAAGAAAAAAGATGTAGAATAGTACAGAAGGTTTGTCATTAGACCTTTACCTCGAAAGCAGCAAGACCTGATAAAGAGTAGATTAAGTTCTACCACCTCACTGTCAGAGCGTCAGTTGCTTTTTTAGACAAGTGGATACCCGTAGCTTGTCTATTCACCTATTTTCAGTTCGTGAGTGTGCGGTATAACTTGACTAGGTTTTGGAGCGATACGCACTCCCTCGCATAATTTTGCAAACTCACTTTTTGGATCGAAGTATATACCAGCCAACATAAGTTCACCACAATTTTTTAATCTTGCGATCTCATAATTAAGCATCTTTGCATTTAATTCTTGTTTTTGTAGTTTTATTTGAGTATTTGCAGCGTCTAAACAAGAGTCTTGAAACCTGTTATCCAGTGGAATATTAAATGTAAATGCAAATCCAAAGTTAAGTCCTAGAGAATCTTTGTTACCACTGTAGTTTTCTTGATAGTAGAGTATGTTTCCTGGATTATCTGGTACGTTATCATTATTGGCATCTGTGTTGTCGTACACGGGCGTATGGTAGATATAATCTTGAGGCCGTCTTTGGTTGAATGTTGTGGTGACAAATGGGCTAAATCCCATCTGTGGTCCAGAACAAACTATTCCAGCACCATACTGATTTTCGACCATTGGACCACCAAGCACCTGAGTAGCAAAGTTAGATACTGAAGATGATGACTGTGCCACGGGTGCAGCCGTATTGCTTGTATTGGCAAATACAGGATTACCTACAAGAGTTATTGCGAGAAGATAGTTGTGGTATCTGTTACGCTTGTGCTTTCTATGGTTCGAGTTATGTCGGTTACGGATTCCATTCCAGGTGCTTGATAGACTTCTGTAAATTGAAAGGCATCTCCCTGATTTGTTTGAGTCCAGTTTGGTCTTGAATCTAGATTTAATCCCTGCCATGTATGCGTAGTTCCGTTTATAGTTTCACTAACA